TATTCTCTCTCTAGTTTTAGTTAGTAAATCATAAGTATAACGCCTATCACCTTCCTTTGTAATAGCGTCTATAGCATTTAAAACGTTCTGATTAATAGGTACTTCTGGTTTCTCTTCGGTTGTTCTCAGTAATTCAAAATCTTGTGGCGGTAAAATAAGTGGTGGCATGTAATTTATATTAATACAACATATAAATTTTACTGTTCTAAAATATTGATTACCTTGTTAATCGTAGGTATACACACATTAACTATTTGAGATATTCTAGATTTAGAAGGTTGTTTAAGTCCAAGTTTAATCTTTACTACATAAAATAAAACTCCTGCAGTTATTGACTTTGGAGCCAGTGATTCTAATTTTTCTACATTTTGTGAATATACTTCATTACAAAGATTATAAGTGATATACGGAAGTCCTAGTTGTCCACAAAATTTTATGAATGTATCATTTTCTTTGATGTCTATTTTTTCTTTTCCTAGATGTCCGTATGTCTTATTTTGATCCATTATTTCCATAAATATTTTTTCACCCTTTAGAAAACCTTTCTGATTTCCATCTGCGATATCTATTATTTGTTGTCTATCTACAGGAGTATTATTAAATACACAAGAATAATATAAACACGCCGAAATCAATCCGTTTCTAACTGAAGCGCGAGTAAGTTTACCAGACTCCATACAAATGTGCCACATTTTTTTAGCAGTAGGAAGTACACCGATATTTATTCCGAGACGAGTACAATAATTACTCAATTTTTCAGATATTAACCAAAAAGTTTTTTGTTTGTGACTGAAAGTTTGTTGATAATGTATCCTCATCATGAGACTGTTCCTGTTTATTCCAGGAATTGTACCTGGTATATCGTATGGATTATCCGAATAATTTAATTCTCCCCTCTGTATACTACCTTGGAAAGTCCCGTCTTCGTTTTTATATGTATTCCATTCAGCCGTTTCAAAAATAGAAGTAAAGAAAACTACACCACAATCTTGACAAATTTCTGATTTTTCTTTATTATCCATAAATTTTTTAAGGTGTTTACATAGATTATTATTTTCTGGTTTACAATTATTTTCAATATGCATTTTTTCAAAATCTTGCCATATTTGATCTACTTCTGAGATCATAAGTTAGATTTTAACACTATAATAACTTATATTATCTTTAATATTGTTTTAAAAACGCAATTTATTCTTTTAAATTAAAATAATAAGTAGTAATTAAATGAAAAAAAATAATTTTAACATTTTTCTAAATCGTGAAAAATGTATTTTAAGTGTTACTATGGAAAACTTTGAATACAAAGAAGAAGATTTTGACGAGTTTTTAATTTCTTTTGAAGCAATGTGGTTATTAATTAAAAACGAAAAACTTATATGCCACTTATATATAAATCTCGAAAATTGTTTAGGAAATTATAATTATCCTTTACAAGTTTATATTAAAATGGCCAGTTGTTTATCTGATTTGACTTCTACATTTAATTCACATTGCCACGGAATAGCTATTTTAACGAAAGAGCCAGAAATTTGTACAGGAGTTTATAATATTATTATAAAACTGTGGCACCCTCAGCCGCGTAGACCTATACTTTTAACAGATAAAATGTCTGAGATTAAATTATTTATGAAGTCCAATAAACTTATTATATAATTTTTAATTTATTTCATTTTTTAATTAAGCATAAGAATTAAGTATCAAAATTTACTGATTCACTATGTCTACCTCAGAAACCCGCGCTCTTAAAGTTGTTACTTGGAACGTCAATGGTATTCGTTCTAGAATTTTCAACGATAAAATCTCTTCAAAATTAAAGAAAGGAGCCTTAATGGAGATTCAAGAAAAAAGTCCTATAGACATTCTTTTAAAAGAGCAAGATCCTGATATAATTTGTCTTCAAGAAACGCGATGCAGTATTTTAATTTCTGAAAACTTTAAAATACCTGGATATAATTCATATTTTAATCAATCAAAATCTATCGGAGCAAGAGCTCCAGAGAGATATTCTGGTACCTGTATATTTTATAAAGAACATCTTAGTGTTAAAGAATTTAACATTCAGATACCAGGGTATGAAGACGATGAAGGTAGAATTATAATAGCACACTTTGAAGATTTTACAGTAATTAGCGTATATGCACCAAACTCCGGATCTAATTATGAAAAAAAAATTGTTTTCATTAATTGTATGCTTGAATACTTAAATTCGCTAACCGGCAAAGTTATCTTTTGCGGAGATTTAAACATAGCTATATCCACACATTTTGATATTAAAAATACAATCGCAATGCCCGGAATATACCCTCATGAACTAGAATTTTACAACAGTCTTTTAAAAATTGATTACAGAGATTGTATTGAAAATGATGAAATAGTTTTTACCTGGTGGGATACACGCCGTGCGAAAGAAAATGGTATGTCTATTGCTAGAAATAGGAACGAAGGTTGGAGACTTGATTATTTCTTTACTAAGAATATTAATCAAGTATCCAGTAAATGTTTAAAACACATTGGTGAAAATAATGAAAATATACCTCTTGCTAGCGATCATGCGCCCATTGTTTTAGTTGCTATACTTTAAAAAAATATTGAATAAATAAAACCACACCACAATCCTAACATAATTACACCAAATAACGCAGTAAATTTCCATACAAAAGAGTCTACGTCATTCTCTCCACAGCTGTTGTTGCTACAGCAACCAACTGTTACCGCATTTCCGGTGCTCGCATATCTCAAAGTAGTAAGCGAAGAAAAAATAAATCCCATTGATGTAATTATAGTTGTTAACACAATAAAATTAGTCAAGTTAACGAATGGCGGGGCGTTGTTGTTAAAGGTAGACATTTATTTATTATTAAATATTTTAATTTTAGAATTTATTAATTATAATCAAACAGTTTCCCAAAAATCTTTTATCTTGAAATTCAAAATTTTTGTATATTCCTGTTTTAAAGAATTCATCTTGTCTGTTAATATATCTATAGTGTCTTTGCTAAACGAATGTATTTTCATGTCTGTAAGATATCTGTAGCTATTTTCAATTTTAGAATATTTTTTTATCTCAAGTTGAGAATTTATCCAATCTAACGTTTGTCTAAAAACTTTAATATTTTCGTAAATTACGTCATTAATAAATGTAATTTTTGAAGTGATTATATCCAGTTCATTTTTAATCTTATTAGTTATGTAAGTTTGTCTTTTGAAAAAGTATTCGTTTCTGATTCTCCAAAATCTATAGATTAATTCTTCTGCGCTCTCCATTTTTACTATTTTATCATTTTCATCAAAAACGTACATGTTTTTTCCTGAAATATGTGATATCAATTTTAGTTTTTTTTCTATTTCTCTGTTGTTTGTCCATTCTATTATAATTTCAAGAGGCAAGCTTAATTCAAAGTGAATACTCGAATCTGTAGAATTATTTTTATAAGAATAAATAATCTCGTCTGTTTCAAGTTTATCTAGGAAAATTTTATAATCTTCAGTCCAAGAACCTATAGGTAATTCAGTGATTATTATTTTATTATTTTTAACTTCAAATATTCCATGTGAAGTCCATTTATTGGTTTCTACTTTTGTTATCTTTCCTGTGAATCCTTTGTACCAGGGGGTTAATTCTTCAATCTCACAGTCTTCGTTTTCAACTAATTTTAAGAGTCGATCCTTGATATCTATAGGATTAAAACATGGAATGTCTGTAGAAAAGCCTGTACCGATTCCTCTAGCTCCGTTGATCAAAATTAAAGGCAAGTTCGGAACATAATACCTGGGCTCGATAGAAAATCCGTCGTCGTCTAGATATTCAAGAATATTAAAATCATCGGAATTAAATAACTCTTTGAAATTCTTGGAAAGGCTTGTAAATATATATCTTGGACTAGCTGAATCTTTACCTCCAAAGAGTCTTGTACCAAACTGTCCAATAGGTTCTAAAAGATTGCAATTGTTCGAACCCACAAAATTTTGAGCCAAATTAATAATCGTATCTTGTAGACTTGCTTCGCCGTGATGATAACTAGACACCTCTGATACATATCCAGACAATTGCGAAACTTTTATTTCACTGGTAAGATTTTTCTTAATACAAGCAAAGATTACTTTTCTTTGAGAAGGTTTCATTCCGTCGATATAACTTGGAATAGATCTCACATTATCCGCTATAGAAAACAAAACCAATTCTTTGTTTATCAGGGTTTTAATATTAACTTTACTGATAGTGTAGTCAAGTGTTTCAGGATTTTTTATATTTTCTAATATCCAAAGTTTTCTAGCATCCGATTCTGTTTTGCTAAACGCTAAATTTAGATATTTTTCATCTTCATCCGAACAATTTTTATAGTCAAGCGTTTTCATTTCTTTGAAATATTCTTTTGCTTCGATTGTTGTACTTGTTCCAAGTCCCTTGTAATATTTAATTTTAAACTTAGATATATCGTTTGTCTCTTTCCATGAAACGTAATCGCTTATGTTATAAAAAGGCTTTACTATATTTTTGTAAGTAGCTTTGATAACCGGCGTTATAAGTGAAGATATAAAATCAATTTTTAGTAGTTCTGGCCATCCGTCTCCAATAAAATTAACTATAAGACTTTTAATATGAAAACCGTCAGTGTCCGCGTCGGTCATTATAAGTATTCTTCCATATCTAAGTTCTGATACGCATTTATATTTTTTCCCGGTCTGTAGGCCAATTATTTTTTTGATATTATTTATTTCTTCGTTGTTCGCAAGCTGAGAATAAGTAGCAGTTTTTGTATTTAAAAGTTTACCGCGAAGTGGAAAAACTCCGTAGTGATCTCTTCCTATAACAGAAAGACCAGAAATAGCTGTGGCTTTAGCTGAATCACCCTCTGTGAAAATAATTGTACAGTTCTTTGAATCTTTTGTTCCGGCTTTATTCGCATCGTCAAGTTTTGGAATTAGAATTCTGCCTATTTTTTTACCGTCTGTTTTTTGCAATGACTTCTTTTCTTTTGCTTCCGCCAAAGCCAAAATACTTTCGATTATTCCTAATTTAGCAATTTGTGAAATAAAATCATCAGAATATGAAAATTTTGTTCCAAAGTCTGCTACTTTCGTAATGTGTTTTTCCTTAGTTTGTGAAGAAAAAATAGAATTATCAATTATGCAGTTTATAAAAACAAACAGGTGATCTTTTATGTATTGCGGTTTTATAGTTAAATGTTTGTGTTTTTCTTGAATAATTTCGGTTAGTTTTTTAATAATAGGGTTAATCACGTGATCTACGTGACTTCCTCCGTCAGATGTACTTATTCCGTTAACGAATGATATACATTGAAATCCGTTTTGAGAGGCGGATACAGATACTTTCCATCTTTCGTTTTCTTGAATAACTCTCGGATTTGTTTTAACTTGTCCGATGTATACAGAGATGTAATCTGAAAAATTTTTAATAGGCAATTTTTTACCATTCAAATATACATCTACGGTTTTAGGTGTAATAGCACAGATGTCGAATACTCTTTTGATTAAAACATCTAATGTATCGTCGGATAGGCCTTTGATTCCAAATTTTTCAAAATCTGGGCAAAAAGTAATCTTTGTATATTCCTTTGTTGAATTTGTTATTATAGGTTTACCTATTACACTTAAATTGTTCTCAAATGTTTGTATATATTTTTTACCTGCTTTAGCTGTCTCGACTGTGAAAGATTTTGAAAATATAGCAGTTAGTTTAGCACCAAGACCATTTAAACCACCGGTGGTGCGTTTGACTGTATCATCGTAATTACTTGAAGTGAGAAGATTTGCGAATATTAGCTCGGGGATATATATTTCATATTCTGGGTGAATTTCAATTGGTATTCCAGAATCGTTGTAAATCGAAATAGAATTATCTTTAATTTCAATTTTTATACATTTAACAGTTTTATTTCTTTGTACTTCATCTGCAGCGTTTACTAAAATTTCGTCGAATATTTTGAAAATACCGGGATTCCATTTACACATTTTCATACACGCAGTATTAGTTTCGATATCAACTATCCAACACTCTGCTGTTATACATTTAGTATCTCCTATATACATACCAGGTCTAGCCAACACATGTTCTATTTGTGTATATTTTTTATAAGTATCCGTCATCGTATTTTATTAAATTATCTCTTATTTTTTTAAACTATTTTTTTTTTAGCAATAATTATTTAATCTACACCGAACTAGATAGCTGATAGTTCTTCAATGTATTTATTAATACACGATTCTGTGTGTGTACCTATTACTTTTTTAATTTTTTTACCAAATTTAATTAGCGTATACGGAAGTGTATAAATTTTATTTTCCATTAAATATGATTCAAAATGTTCATTGTCTGTGCAAATGTAATAAATAATAGAATTTGGTATATTAACTAAAATTTTATCAAGTTCGATACATGGAATACACCAATCTGTACCAAATTTAAAAAATACAACTTTATCTCCATAATCTGAATTAATAAGACGATCAAATGTTTTTAGATCATTAATAGTAACTCCCATAATATATTTTATAATAATTTAATTTTATGTTTATTTAATTTAGTTCATTCGGTTTATTTAATTTAGTTCATTCGGTTTATTTAATTTAGTTCATTCGGTTTATTTAGTTTAGTTCATTCGGTTTATTTAGTTTAATTTTACGGTTTATTTTATAAATACATTATAATAATGGGATTTTTGGATTTTTATACATTAGATTTAACTCACATCTTAATAATTCTTTTTACAAGTGGAATATTTTATCTCTTATTAACTAAATTAGATAAAGAAGAAAATTACAAAAAAATAGTAATTGTAGGGTCAGGTGCATTGGGAATAATAATTAGCGTTCTTTTTTCATACTATACAATAGAGCCAGACAATCCGTTAACTGAAAATTTTTTCGGATAAAAGTTATTTCGTGTAACGATTTCTTATTAAAAATATTACTAATTTAATAATGTCTATTAGTTTATCAAAATTTAAACCACGAAGTATAGAAGAGAGAAGAACTAAAGGAGCCGGGCCTCCAACTATTGTATTTATTGGAAAACGCGGTACAGGTAAAAGTACTCTAGTTTCTGATATATTATATTATATGAGACGCATAAAAGCCGGCGTTGCTATCTCCGCTACCGAAGACGGGAATGCATATTACTCGAAGTTTATACCAGAAATATTAATTCACTCCGAATACAAACCAGAAATAATACAACAGGTTATCACTAGACAAAAAAAAGTTATTAATTCTGATACTAAGACTCCCGATGGGGATGTTTTTGTTTTGTTGGATGATTGTATGTACGATAAAAGAATGATTAAAGACGTAAATATAAGAGGAATATTTATGAACGGAAGACATTGGAGAATATCTTTTATGTTAACTATGCAATATTGTATGGATTTACCACCGGATTTAAGATCGAATATAGACTATATATTTATTTTACGAGAAAATATTATTCAAAATCAGGAAAAAATATATAAAAATTTTTTTGGAATTTTTCCACATTTCAGTGTATTTCAAGACGTTCTCAATAGTTGTACAGAAGGTTATGATTGTTTAGTTTTAGATAATACATCTAAAAGCAACAATATTCAAGATTGTGTATTTTGGTACAGGGCAAAACCGAGCAGGGATTTTAAAATAGGGACAAAAGAACTTTGGAAATATTGTAAAAAAAACTACGATGAGAAAAAGGCAAAATCTATACCAGAGTACGACAAAAAACAAATGAAGA